GGACTCTACATTCTATGCTAAAAGTAATTCGTCTGAGCCTATGGACGACGAAGGCTACATTTACTCCGCGATGTATCTCAGTATGCACGACGAATGACTTATGAACACTTCCCGCTACCTTAAAAGTAATGAGTGCAAACAATAGGAGGATTCGACGCATCCTTGTAGACCTACTTTGGGAACATGGGGCGATGACGAAAGAGCGCATGGCTGCCCTTTTAAGTGAACATAAAAGTATCAGAACGGTTCCTTCACCACATTCTCTCGCTGCATTACTCTCCAAGAACCCACAAATCGTATCTGTCGGCAAAGAAAGCGTAGAAAATGTTGTTGGAGTGAAAGCAAATCATCTCATCTATGATATTGACCGTAAGTTGATTCAAGAACAAGGAGATATTAACCTAACAAGAACACCGACAGTAATGACTCCGAGTCAGATGAGGGAAGCGACACGATGCGAGAAATGCGGACGTATCAGAATCAAACCGAAGGGACACAGCGTATGTCTACATTGTGTACGAAAATCGGAAGCATCTTAAGCATCAAAAGGGTGGTAGATTCGTGAAAAGTGAGTGGGAGTATTCCTGTGAAGAGCATCAGGGCAGCATGGCGTTTTGGCGCACAATAATGGGCTTTTTCAACACCGTTTTGACTGTTCTCATTACTCTAAAAGTATTCAGTTTACTTTAGCCATCCATAGAATATGTTAAGTAGCATTTGGGGTATAGGGAAAGTGAGGGAAGGGCATGGAAGACCTATCGAGCATCATCGAGATGGTTCTGAGTATGCACGACCAAGTAGACACTTCCGGCATTATAAATGAGCGAAATCTAAACGAGTTGGATTTCGTTAGGCATCTTCTGATAATCAGGACAAATCCTGATTACGAAGAAGGTATGTGCGAGAGGACTGACGGCATCATCGCTGATAACCCCCTGTCTTGTGACTTTCTTCGTGGCCTAAAAGTAGCCCTTCTCATGTCCCTTGCCGCCGAGCCTATTTTCGGCCCCCCTACCCCGCATAGAAAGGTCTTAGTCGAGATGTATACTATGGCTGACGCAATTATCTTGGAGCAGAGCATAGATACCGATTAGTTACCTTCATAAGCATGATGATGCAGCGTATATCATGGAGCGAGTTTCTCCGAGCGCGACAGCGTGGGCGGCGGGGTCGCTCCGGGTGTTAGTCTACCTAATCATAACCCCCCGTCCGAATCGAGTGAGAAGACTTGCAATAATAGGAGGAAGTAATCATGGGATATGTTGAGATTTGGTCACAGAAACACCGACCTAACCTTGACGAGATAATAGGGCAAGAGTATGTGCTTGACCAAGTGAAATCAATGCAGCATTTCATATTCCACAGCGAGCAAGCCGGAACGGGCAAGACAAGTCTTGCACACGCGCTCGCCAAAGATAAGGGGTGGCCTATCCATGTCTTCAATGCAAGCAGCAAGAACACTCGTGGGATAGAGTTTGTCGAAGAGCATTTACTCCCAATGTCGAGGACAGGTAACTCGGAGCAGATATTCCTACTTGATGAGGCAGACCAACTGACTCCTGCGGCACAGTCCGCGCTCAAGGGAGTCATCGAGAACGCACAGGGTTACTTCATTCTCACTTGCAATAATCTCAGCAAGATTACTGAGTGGTTGAAGTCAAGATGTGTGGTGTGTTACTTTTCGGCTATAACTAAGTCGGACATAATCACACGCCTCGCGCACATAGCAAGTATAGAGGGGGTCGAGATAACTAACGAGGAACTTGGGATGATTGCGAAAGCACACGTAGGCGATTTGCGAAACAGTATCAATGCTCTCCAAGCATACGACGGACTTTACGACCCTACAAGTAACGCACAGAAGCGGTTCCTCTTTTCATTGGAAGGCGAGTGCGTTAATGCCTCATCGTTCCTCCAACTAGCATTCAAGGAACGCGACTACGAACACGCCTTGTTGGTCTTTGAGAAGCGACAGCACCCTGCTCTTCCTTTGAGGGCTGTTAGGGACATTTTCAATTACGGGATGCAAAGTGAGGCAAAGACTGAATCCAAACTAAAACTAATTGACGCTGCGGTTACAGCAGAGCGAGATTTCATAATGGGAGTCCAGCCTTCAATCATAGCAGCCAACTTTGTTCGCCTATGCGTGACGTGACCACTACCTTCATAAGCATGATTAGACTCCGTTAGATTACCCAAGAAGGAATGCAGCATGGATGAGAACGTCTTGAATAATGTCGCTAAGACGCTGAATGTGGACGCAGGAATTGTCCGCGCTCGCGCAGAAGAGATACTCACTCAACAGGGCGACGCTTGGATAGCAGCAGGCAAGTCCGAGAGTGATTGCGGCATACTTGCTCTACGTGTGGCTGCGCGTATGATTAACACCGACAATGCACGCCTCAAGAGAGCAGGCGTCACAACCTTTGAAGGAATGTTCGTTGATATGCCCCGCCCTAAGATGTGGGGCGAGTGGGGCTACAAGAAGATGAAGACTCAGTTGCTTGCTGCATCACCCGATGCTCGTCAGGCTCTCATAGATTCAGGAGCCGTCGTCCTTTACGACGACAACCACGACGGCACGTTCATTCGCTATGCGCGTGAGGACTTCGGTGGTAACGAAGCCGAGTTTAGCGAGTTGCCGAAGCATACCATGCGCTTAGATGAGAACACTCACTTCTACCCTGTATGGGATAAGTCCAATGCGACCTTCCCGTCCGGTGACGCCAACTTCAAGTTTGGTCGCCCACGACCACAGGATGACCGCGAGCGCGTTTCCTTGTTCTACGGCAGGCCTCAAGGTTCAACTGACGATGTTGCTTTGATTGAAGTCAGAGCGCAAGGAAAGGCTGCTGATATTCAACACTCTACCTTCACAACCGGCACTATACCACTACGCGCAGGAGCGAAGGGCAAGAACGGTTTGGGTCGAGCATACGCAAAGCCCGAAGTTTCAATTCTGACGGAAGATGATTCATTGTCTTCGCTATTCCCCGCCCCGCCCATACAAAGCGATAACGATGGTGGGTTCTCAGGACTAATCCCTACGCTAAGTGAAACTTTTGATTGGCTCCCAAACCTAATGGCTTTGGAAGGCTACTTCAACGAAAATCACGGCAAGGAAGGATGGTTCGATAGAAAGGTCGCGCTTGTTACTGAGGTAATTCACATTGACCCACGCGAAAACGGTGGTTTCATCCTAGTCTGCTCAGATTTGGATATTACTTCCACCGCCGCGACTTTGGACGTATACGTGTCCGCACAGGAAGAGATTTCTTTCGGCGTAGGCACGAAACTCATGGTAATCGGTCAAACATGGCGCAGCCAAGAAGGAGAGCAGCGTTTGACTGTGAATGGTTGGTTCCCCTTTGATTCTACGGCAGGAGTCGAAGTTGTTGGAACGAATATCTACGGTGAGGCTATAACTACTCAAGGCGACGAAGACTCAGGATGGGATGAATGATGGCGCAAAATTGGGGCGATTCTAAGGGGGTCAAAGGTACTACGGTACAGGCGGCCCCTAAAGGGAAGTCGGGTAAAGTGGTCCCGAAGGCAGTCGTCTATGACCGAGAATACTATGCGAATCTATTCACTAATTCAATGGCGCAAGCGATTGAAACAAGGATGGCTCTTGTTGGTCACGAGAATACGTGCAAGACAGGCCTTGCTGCTTCTCTCTTGGAGAAGGAGATAATGCGCGGCGACGTTGTCTATGTTTTCGATGTGGATAATTCGGCTCGCTCTACTTTGGACTACATCTACCCGGATAAACCGAACATAAAAGTAATCCCACTCCTTGATGAGATGGACGATTCCATATTCCACGAGGATAACTCGATTGACTATCAGGCTCTACTCAACAAGACGAAGTTTTACATCAATATTATTGCTGAGAGTGTCGAGTCAGGGGATAACGTAGGCGGTATCATTTTCGATGGCGGCTCTACCTTCCTCAAGTGGTGTGAGTTTGCTATGCGCCAATCTCTACTCGATAAGGGAGTCATTGAGAACGAAGATGACTCCTTCAATCAGAAGGAATGGCGCGAGCGCAATCGCTTGAACCGTGATGTAATCACTCGTATTCATGCTCTACCCGTCAGTAAAGTATTCTACACCTACCACTTGAAGGCCGTTCAGCAATACATGGACGACGGAAGTGGAAAGAAGGTGCTTATGGCCGTTGGTGAAAGGCCCGAATGGGAAAAGGGAACCATGCGGAAGTTTACACAGCAGATATTCCTGAGTCGTTACATGAAAAAGGCTGATATGGCCGCAGGCGTGAAGGGCGACAGGAAGTTGGGCGATAACCAATGGGTTGTGCGTGCAACTGTCGAGGAAATGAAGGGTGCAGGCATGGAGTTTGTCGGTTCTACTCACGACGTTCTTTCTGTGAAGAACGGCGAAGTAACATGGTTTGGTCTACCTTTCTTGCAGTCTGAACCTGAACCTGAGCCTGAGCCTGAACCTGAAATCGAAACTGATGAAAAGGCTTAGGTGAATCTCAATGGTTGTCTACATCGGTAAAACCCAATTATCTACTCTGTTGAAAATGACGCAGCGACCTCAGACTATTGCGGGTAAAAGTAACTCACAAGTCAATGCTTGTATGTTGACTGTGGCTTGGCCTCGTATCTACACTTGCTCGTTAGTCAAGGATGGTGTATCGAGTGTGTCTATCTTTTCACAACCACTCTCAGGACACGCCTCTCCGAAAGAGGGTGAAACAACGATTGAGTCAAGCAACGGACAAATCCCTATCGTGAATATCGAAGACACTTTGGGCGCATTGAATCACCACAGCGAGAAACTCACGCTCATTCACAAGGAAGGCAACAAACTCTTGGTTAAGTCCAAAAGTAAGCAGACCACTCTCACGTCTAACGCTGATGCTTTGGCGTTTCCCCATAGCCCCGCCTCTCTCCAAGAATGGTATGCAAAATCCGTGTCTATCGCGGGTAAGGTTCTGAGCGAAGGAGTTTACGAATTGAATGATGGCGAAAAAGTCACTCCATTCCATTCTTATTTCAATGTAGATGTGAATACTCTGCATGAAGCGTTGCGTTGCGTGAACATGAATAATCAGAAGTTGAATGAGTATACTTTCGTTGGTTCAAATCATACCGCAAAAGATGGACTAAAAGTAATCACCGGTAATCAACTCAAGGGGCAGACGGAGTATACGTTGGACTTCCCTTTGAGTCAAGACTGCAAAGTCAGAAGCCTAAGTCTAAAGGGGAGCAACTATCAGGGGTTCAAGGCTACTTTCGGTGGTGGATTAGACCACATTATGCGAATCACACGGAATAGCAAGGCTGACCTTCACTTCGTAGATTTGAGGGACAAAGGGCAGGGGATTAAACTCATCATTGAATTAGGTGAGGGTGATTTCCTGCTTCAATCGTCAATAGGAGATTGTGAAGTCTATGTCTGATTGGTTCGATATAGCAGCAAGACGAAGCAAGAAGACGGGTAAGCGTGTCGGGCCGAAAGTTTACATCAAGAAAGGAGATGAAAAACCCTTGTTCCCCGATGCAGATGGTAAACTTCCTCACGTGATTTACGTTGCGGACGCTACTCTCATTTCAGAGGGTAAAAGTATTGACGTGTATTCCATGCAAGTAGAACTCCAAACAGCAGGGACGCAAACTGTGACTTGGAAAGGTGCGAATGGGGAAAACTTCGTTGCCTCTATCAAAATTAGGCAGGAGTTAGACCCTCTATACCGTGACCCTCTATGGTTGATGGAACAATACTTGGAGAAGGAAAGGAGCATGGCTGATATAGCCGACCAATTTGGGATAACACCAACGGCTATCCACCAATGGCTACTTAAGCATGATATTCCTACCCGTAGCAAGGGAAGGAAGAAGCATGATAATTGAGAGCATGGGCCGTCGAAAGGTCAATATTCGTTATCGGAATGAGGACGGAGAGAGACAACATAAAATCATTGAAGATGTGTGGCCTTATTGCTTTGTTGAAACTGAACACGCCCCGCTATTCGATGCTGCTTCAAAGGAAGATGGTTACTTAGGCGTATACGGAGAAAAACTAACGAAACTCGTGGTTGCTACGCCTGCACAGATACGTGACGTGAAGGCGAAAGCAGACCTTTTCAGCGTACCTACTTGGGAGGCAAACGTTCCTTATGTGAATAGGGCCATTTGTGACCACCTTAAAAGTAACTCTCCTATCCCAAACTACAACCACAGAATATGGTATCTCGATTGTGAGTGGAATCCTACGACGAATAAGATGAGGGTAATTGTAGTTAAGGACTCGTTCACGAATAATGAATATGTATGGTTCGTAAATCCTGCCTTAGAGTTAACTCAGGAATATTCCGAGTTTGGTGATTACCAATACGATGTGCCTGCGAGGGGCTTCCCTAACGAAAGGCTGATGCTTGTTGATTTCCTACGTCACATGGAGCGACAAGACCCCGATGTGATAACGGGATGGTATGTTACGGGGGCTGACGTCAAGCAGATTATTGAACGCTGTCGCTTGAATGGGGTTGAACCAAGAAGTCTATCACCCATGAATAGACTACGCTATGAGTTTGGTGATTGGGCGCAGCCTATTGTTGGACGTATGTGCATTGACCTGATGATTGCTACCGCAAAACTATGGGAGTTGAAGAACGGAAAACTCCCCGGTTACAAACTTGATGACGTGGCGTTTGAAATCCTCGGTGAAAGGAAGATTGAGTTACCTGACGGACACGACACCTACCTATCCGACCTTCCTTTGTATATTCACTACTGTCGCCAAGATGTTAGGCTACTCCCTAAACTCGACCTAAAAGTAAATGCAATCAATTACTACCTTGCCTTGCAACACCTTGTTCAATGCGATATTCGCACTACTCCGTTCATCACGAAAATGTTCACTTGTCTTGCTCTTCAAGATTCTGAATGGGAACGTCGTATACCTTCTCGACCCCAATTCGATAAGGTGGATTACGAGGGAGCAGACATAATGGAAGTGACTAAGGGACTCTACGAAAATGTCGGCATTCTCGATGTGATGGCTATGTATCACAGCAACGCGAAGCAATACAACATTTCATGGGAGATGCTTACTTCCGAAGACGGAGTTGACTGTGGTAATGGGACTTGCTTCCTGCTTCCGAATGGGGAAAGGGGAATGCTCGTTAGGCAAATGGATAACATGACCGTTCTTAGAGATGCGTTCAAGGTGGCGCGAAGGAATGCAGAAACCGAGGAAGAGCGACAACGATGGGACACCATGCAGTATGCCTGCAAGTCGTTAGTGGCTTCGATGTATGGTGTAGCGGGTGATTCCAAGTATGGCTTGTATCACCCTGAGATAGCAGCAGCAATTACTCACACATCAAGACAAACTCTCAACAAACTCAAAGAAGAGGCCAAGAAGCAGGGGCTTGAGGTTTTCTACGGTCACACAGACAGCGTCTTCGTTATCATGTCTTCTCCCGAAGAAGGAGAAAAGGCTCTACGAAAAATCAATCACGAGATGCGACCTATTGAGGTTCAATTTGAGAAGTGGTGTGAGCGAATGTTGTTGATTGCGAAAAATCGTTATGCCGCAAATGTCGTGTGGAGTGACGGGGCGAGTCACAAAGATACCCTCTACATCAAAGGGATAGAGATGAAGCAGTCGCGTATGCCGGTCATAATGAAAGATTGCATGAAGGACGTGGTTGGTGGTATTCTCTCCGGTGAGTCTGAAAAGGAAATTACCGAGAGCGTTACAGAACTCATCCTAAAAGTAATCGAAGGCGAGATAGAGCCTGCGAACCTTTGCATGAAAGGTAAATTGGAAAAGAACCTGAGTGACTACAAGGTATTGTCCGGCCCAAGCGCGGGAGCAGCGTGGGCTAATGAGTTTCTTGGGAAGGGGTATCGGAAGGGTTCGTTTTTCCTCGTTACCCTGAATAATGAGGGAAAATATATTGCATTCGATGACCCGAAAGAAATTGAGGGTAAGTATACTATCGGATTCAAGGAATTGGCGGAACGTTTCATCGTGAAGAAAGTCATGCCGTATTTCAATCTCATGGGGTGGGATTCGCAGCCTCTCTTCAATACTCTACGCGGTCTTGGAAGCCTCACGTGGGTATAGACAGCATTATAAGCATCATTTGGAGTGGTTTATGTATGAGTCGAGGACGCAAGTTTACCGGAAAGCCCACAGTCAAGCAGTTGCAGACTGAATTACAAGAGGCACGAGCCGAGTTTAATGCGTTCGCAAATGCGGCTGTTACGGACATAATGAAGTTGAATCACATCGTCTTCGGTATGCTCGATGAACAGGGGAAGATAACGAGAATTACGTGCGTTAACTGCAAGGAAGAAGCCATTCGTCCTGAAATAGAGGGGATTGAGAACACGGAAGACTGCCCTAATTGTGGTAGAAACCTACACAAGACTGAACAGATTAACTTACAGGATATGCAGAACGCAATCCTTGAAGTTGAACCCTCAGAAGATGGCGCGGATTCTGAGGAATAGTTATGGCGAAAAGAGCAAGGCGCAAATACCAATGGTTACCCTGTGTAATTCGATTTCTTGAAACTACATGGCCCCGTTACGTATCGTATGACGAAATCATCACTAACGCAACATTGGGTGGAGCAGATAGAAACAACTCAACGTTGAGGCAATCCTCTCGTGTTTGTCCGACTAAAACTTCCTTCACATCTTGCATGAGGGGCGACCCTCGTTTTCAGAAGGTAAAAGTAACTACGCATAATATTTCAGGGAAGTATAGAGAAACGGTATGGAGGTTGAAAAAGTGACGTTAGCGACAGCAGCACAATCAGAAGCATCTTCCTACGTTCCCGATGCCGAGGATTTCCTTAGAGTCAGTAAATCATCTTTGATGACGTATCTCATGTGTCCTCGTCAATTCTATTGGAGGTATGTAGCAGGACTCCCTTCCCCTCCCCCTACTGAGCCTATGATTAGGGGAGGTCGGGTTCACTCCGTCTTGGAAGACGGACTTCTCAAAGGGCCGGACTCTATACCGGCTTCGGCCATCGAACACCAAGTTAGTGACGACCCTGCGATAGACTCCATGCAAATCTTGCTTCATCAGATAGCGCATGACTTGGGTTCTTTTGAGGTATTAGAGGCCGAAGTGAAGCACGAAATCTACGAAAACTACGAGGGCAACGATGTGATATGGGTTGGTATGATTGATGGTCTTCTGAAAGTTGAGGGCTTAGGCGTCGTCATTGTTGAGTTGAAGACAGGGAAGATGAACGTTGGTAAACTCGGACGCACACGCAAGGAGTTAATCTACTACCGTCGTCTATTGGAAATAGGCTTCTCTCAGTCAGAATACTACGAAGAGCCGACCCATTTCCTCTACCTTTCCCCCGACTATCTACCCCCCGAAGACGGAAGTGAAGATAAGTTGCTTCTTGAGGGTAACAAGCGGGGTAAACGATTGTGGCTTGGTCCCGAACAAGGAATTGCGATATTGGAGCCAATCGGTCAGCGTAGTATCAATGTTTTCTCACAATCTTTATCCGACACTATGCAACAGTTGAAACTCCAACAATGGCCTATGAAGTGGAGCGATTACTTCTGTCCGTTGTGGTGCGAGTTTTGCATGAATTGCGAGGCTGAATTAACAGGCGAAACTGCTAACTTCTTGGAGTGAGAATATGTCCGAAATGAACAGGGTAAAAGTAACCTGCGCTTCCTGTGGAAAGGATGATGATTGGGAGGGCTTTGAGGATATGGTTCGTGTGACCGGCCAAGAAGGGAGTAAGCCTGAAATGATTACTGTTGGTGGTTGTGCGTGTGGTCATCAGCAACAAATCCAAATGCCGGAGTAGTTTTCATGTTAATTCAATTTCCACGAGAGATAGGTTTACGCCGTAACATTTGCGAGAGCAGGGATTCTTTCGATTCGTATGTTACCAATCTCAACGGCAAGGCTTCTTGCTACACGAGCCTCTACGCCTTCGGCAAGAGGCATCCAATTCGACGTCACAAGATGGATATTGAGTCAGTAATTATTGACCGTGCGTGGTGGGATTTTGATACCCCGGAGGGGGGTAGCCTGTCTGACGTCAAAGAGGACGTAGGATTGCTCCTAAATAGGCTTAACGGCGACGTTCGACTCGTGTTTACGGGTCGTGGATTTCACGTTCACCAACTATTCACAAAACCTGTCTTTGGAAGGGCAATTTCAAAGCACATTGAGAGGTATCAACGAGAGGTTGCTTATGACCTAAAAACATTGGATGGTGTAGGGCATCCTCAGAAATTGACTAGGATTCCTGATACGTGGAACCCCACACGAGAAAAATGGTCGGTCAATGTTTGTGCTAAAAGTTTTGCAGCGAACCCTTTGACCTACAAGATTCCCCCCATGCCTGACCCTCGCCTTGCCTATCTTGACCCATTCAGGGGAGAAGTCAGAACATCTGATTTTGATATTGTTCAATGGATTAGCGATAATCCGATAAAAGACCTATCTCCTATCATCACGGAGTTTAACGGAGAAATCGGAAGTATCGAACAAATCCCAATTCCGCCTTGTCTTGATAGGGCGATACGTCACGAGAACCCAAAACATTTCGTTAGGGTGGCTCTTGCGCAACACTTAGCCGAGAATCTTCGTTGGTTCGCACACCCCTCTACGCTCACGCCTGAGCAAAGGCGAGATATTGTAGAAAAGATGGTTGCGTTCATGGCGACGTTAGAATGGAGGGACTTCAATCCTGCCGTCACGCGCTTTCATGCGGAGAGTCTTGTTGATTACGAGAAATCCCCTTCATCTTCATGGTATTTCAACAATGGGCTATGTGACGGCCACGATTGTTGGGCGCACCAACACTAATTCGGAGGTAAAAGTAATATGACTCTAACAAGACTCTCCGCAAATGCCCCTTGCCCTTTCTGTGGAAGCACGGCAGGCCTCATTGACCTACATGGTTCAATGACCTGTGTGACTTGCAAACAGAAAGTCGAAGGCTGCTGTGGCGGCAATTGCAATATCTAATCGGTTTTTTTAACGATATTTCCATCGTTACAAAACAACCTTTTATGTAGACTTAGGCTTAGGCTTAGGTATGCTGCTCATAGATGACCGCGAGAACCCGAAACTAATCGCCAAATTGCTCATGCGAATGGGTGACGCCAATCAGTCAGACGAGGGAGAGGCGAAAGTCCTCCGAATGAAAACTTCCGATTACCGCATAGGTGATTGGGGAATTGAGGCAAAAGAAATCAACGACCTATACCGTTCTATCTTGGGTATCGGAAGAAGTAGGACAATCATAACTCAACTCCGAGAATTGGAAGAAGGAGTAGAGAAGCCTTTCCTCGTGGTTTATGGAACTCAACTCAAGCCCTATGTGCGTGGTAACCCCAAGCGCAAGACTATGGCGATAGAGATAGCCCGGATGAAACAAGTCACCAAGCAATTCAAACTTACATTCTATCAGAGATTTCCCAATATTCAATACATGGAATTACTGACGATGGATGATTTCGTGGAGTGGTTGATAATCAACCACACTCAATTGAATGTTGCGGCTAAAACTAAGGAGAGCGATTTGCCGTTGGACGTTAAGAAGAGTTTAGAGAAGAGTAAGTTGGATTCAAGGATTGCTGTTCTCTCATCTGTGCGTGGTGTTTCACCTAAGCAGGCCGAAGCCCTCTTAGAGAAGTTTGGTAGCCTACCTAAGATTCTCCACAGCAGACAAACTCAGAAGGCTCTTATGGAAGTAGAAGGTATTGGGAGAACGAAGGCGAGAAATATCTTGGCTCTCAGGGACAAACTCATTGATGCGGACGGCAATCAGAAAAAGTATTACTGATACGGCCTGAACTCATTCGTTTGTGACTTACCTTGCATACCTGCTCTTCTGAAATGGAGTTGAAGGTCGTGGAAGATTACAGAGTCTTGCGTTGCCGTATCATTAGCCTCATTCCTTCGGGTGAGAGTTACCTTTAGCCTATTGTTTGGTGTATTCGCCCCGCTTAGGTTGTTGGTAGGGATTAACTCGATATTCTGCCTGCTCGTATTGGTGGGAACGGGTATTGCCCTTGTGAGTGAGGCTCCTGTATCAACACATTCGATAGTGATTTGAACGATTGCTTTCCCTCCTGTTCCTCCTTCCCCGCACGAAACTACCGCAGAGAGAGCGATTTCCTCAGAGATTGCATCAGATGGAACAGAGATAATCGTTTGTAGAGAGGCCTTATGGAATACTGTGCTTTCCTCAGAAGGGTGTGTACCGCTTGGGGGTAGACTATACCCCTCATCAGACATAGTTGTCGTCCCGGCGTCAATCTTCAAATCGGTATTGTCGTTGTAGGGTTTCATTACCGAAGGTATAGACACAGGTTTCTTTTGACCCAAAACTGAGAATTGTCCTTGATGACTGAATGAATCACCGGCCAAATCCATGCGTCCTCTGATATTCCCATAAGCGGCTGATGATAAGTCATTGATTGCACTTCCTACTCCAAAGTTAGTTGTTCCTGATGCTTGGGTTACTTCCTGAGTCCCACCCAACGGCATATTATCTGTGGAGTTGGAATCAACTTCTGCCCCCACAGTTATACTTGGCCCACTTGTATTCTGCACGTGATAACCCGGCTCCGCAGGTGGAGGCGGAGGCGTGGGGAAGAGATAGGAAATA